CTCAAATCGTCAAAATTTGCCATGTTTTAGCCAAGTTTAGTCTTGTTTAATGTCGGGAGTCGTAACAGGGGGTTTCTTGTCAAATATTGCCCTCAGCGTTGGTTTCCAATGGGTTTCGTAAACATAGTTCGCTTCATACTGTTTAGCAAACTCAATTGCTTTCTCTGACCTGACCCGATCCCTCTTGTATGCCTGTTCTAAGGCTTTAACAATTTCACTCACATTAGGAACATGAAAAAAAGATTTTTGTGGGGCATCCCAAAGAGGTTGTCCACCGATTCTCCAGCCGTCACCTACAAGTTCTGCTGATGCGGCGAAGTCAGAAACAATAACTGGGGTGCCACATGCTTGCGCTTCAATTGTAGGAATACCAAAGCCCTCACCATAAGAGGTAGCAAGCAACACATCCATAGCCGTATAAATTCCTGCCATAGTTTCAATGCTTAATCCTGTGCGCAACAAATAAGGATCAATAAAAATCACTTTGTCCTCTGGAATTCCAACAGACAAAATTAGATCTCTCATTTTAATTCCACCTAAAGAACCAGACGCATCTGTGTGTAAATACAGATAGGCATCTTTTTTATCGCGAGCAAACATTGAAAAGGCTAAAAGATTTTCACCAAAGGCTTTGCGACAAGGATAAACACCTTTGTTTGCAGCGTTCATTCCTACAACAAAAGCATCTTTTGGTAATCTTAAAAACTCTCTTGGAGTCATATTGATTTCATCAAAAAAATATGTTGGTTTGTAAGTTGATTCAATTGCGTGTGGAACATAATAACTTTCAATGTTTGCGTTCTCTAACATCATTTGCCCAAACTTGCTCATAGCAATCGGACTAACATTTGGTTTTCTACACCACTGTGTTACCTCAACAGGGGCAGGTAGATGATCAATGGGAACCCAAGAGGCAACATTCCAATCGTTCCATTTATCTCCCTTAAAAACCCAAACATCAAATAATGTGATAAGCAAACTTTTTGCTTCAGGATCTTTACTGGACCAGTCATACATGTGCGCTGGAATAACATCATTACTGTATTGGTCGTGGCCTCTTGCATAAATTTGTACTGGACCACTTTTAGTATTCCAATAAGTGTTATTGGCTTCTAAACCATAGTTGGATGCAATCGCAACATCATAATTATCTTTTTTGAGTCTTGGAACAACTTGTGCTGTTTGTTGTCCATAACCAGTACTTGCCCAAGGGGCATTAGACATCCATAAAATTCTAGGATTATGTTTTTCTTGTTTTTTTGACATGCGCAGAACTCCCATTATAGATCGCAGGTGAGTCCACCCTACAAGAGAGTGGACTCAATTTGTGTCTGACACTCAGCCTGCGCTCTGAATGTCAGACGATTTTTTCAAACCAAACTCGGATTAGGAGTTGCTTGATTTGAAGAACTTGACATGGCTGGTTTGGATTAGATTTCCGTCAACTCTGAAAGTTGCTCTGAAAGTGACCAAATCATTTGAGAATGCAAAATCATCTGATCTGTCTAGTCTTAATCCACCAACTTGTCTTACATAGTAACTTGGTAAGTGACCAAATATTACTGGTTTCACAGCAGATGCAGCAGTTGCCATCGCTGGATTCTCAAATATTGGATAACCAAGGATCATATCTCTTGCATCTGCACCTAAAGATGGTGTGAACAAGAACTGTCCAGCGTTATCTTTGAGTTTGCGCACGTTTGCAATTGATGCTGCGTTCATTTGGAATCCTGTGCCTGGCAATCTTCTTCCAGCAGTATCAACTGAATAGACAAGGTCAATTAAGTTGTCGGCTGTTGGATTCAAAGATGTACCTGTTACAGCAGATCCTGCTCTTGGCACGATTCCGTTTGGTTGTACTGTTCCTGTACCAATTGTTAATGCTTCGTTAATGGCATAACCCATTGCATTACCAGTTTGTGTAGCAAGGAATCCAAGGATGTCCACACCAGAATCTTCAATTAATTCGCGTGACACTTGGGTCAAGAATGAGTACTTGTAAGCGCTCATTGTCACGAAGTTGTTGAATACTGGATCGGATTCTCCGATTGCGTTGCCTTCTGTTGTAACAGTTCCAGTTGAATAGGTGCTTAGTGATGGAATTTGTAGATTCTCGCCACCAGCAGTGTTCAAAATGGTTGATGTTTCTAACATTGGTCCAACGTGTCTAGCAACTAACAGAACTTGATCGAAGAAAGAAGTTGGAACAGGAGATCCTTGTGAACCTTTTGTTACATCTCTTTTTTCAAAATCGTATGATCTGATGTCGCCACGAGCAAGTGAACGAATAGCATCTGCATCATTTTTTGTTGAGGCTGACACTTCTTCTGGTCTTGCTTGGTTTTCTAAACCTTTCATGGCTTCCATTGCACGCATTTCGCGTTCTTGATCTGCCTTGATGGTTTCGATTACTTTTGCGCGATTTTCTAATTCAGCATTGATTTTGTTGTATTTTTCATTTTCTTCTGCTGATAGATCGCGATTTTCTGTTGCAGCATGGTCGAGAAGTGATTTTGCTTCTTCCCAAGCACGAGCGCGTGCGTCTGCTTGTTGTTTAATATAGTCTGACATTTTTCTCCTGTGAGAGTTGTATTGGATTTTACTGTGTGGCTCACACAACAGTTATGAACAGAGGTGGTTCCACTCATCTGTCAAAATAATTATTGCACAGAAATTAACGTGTTTCTTTAATTTCCTGAACTCTTGTTTCGGTAACTGGGTTGAAAGATTTATGTTCAACATTTTCAATCTTCCAAATTTCGTTTACAATTGCTTCGACTGACTCCACGATTACCCCAGAGTGAGGATGTCCTGTTGCTTGTAAAATGGCTTGTCTTATTTGATCTTTGTTCATTGGGATGCCTTCCAGAGAAGATCTAGGTGTTTTCTTTTTATTTCTAATGAGGCAAGTTCTTTTTGTACAACACTGTCAACTGTTGAAATGTTGTCTTCATCTTCTTCGCTTCTTGTTTCTTCGCGTAGTTTAGAAACAATTTCAATTACGAGATCTGCTTCAAAATGATTTAGTTCTAAACCCTCTTCAAGTTTAGAAAGTGTATGTTGAACCATATCGGGATCTAAATGCACAAGGTCAGCCAAGATGTCTAAGGATCTTACTGTTGCAGTTGTTGATTGATATGCTGGAAAACCTGTAACAATTGAAACTTCGTGTAGACGAATTTCTTTTAATTCTCTTGTTTGTCCGTCACCTGACCAACTATCCCCACCTTGAGGAACACTAAAACCAAAAGACATTGAGTTCACATCACCTCTTTGCATCAGTACAGATAAATCGCGACCATCTGAGGTGTCAGGCAAAATTGCTTCTGCTAATAAACCTTTTGAGTCTTCAGTTAGTTTTAATGTTTTAGCACGAGTTGATCCAAGAACTTTATCCATATTATGATTCATGAAAAGTTTAATTTCGTTGCGAGATTTTAATGATCGCTTGAAAGCCCCTGGCAAAATTCTTTCTGTAAAAGGAAGTGGTTGGGAATCACTATTGAAAACTGCGGCATAGCCAGCAAAGCGCATACCATCTGATTGTCCATTTTCAATTCTTAACTCAAAATCAACATCATTTTTAACTCTGCGTTCAACTTTTGTTTTCATATTTGATTCCTGTTCTTTGCTTAATAATATATTAACACTTGACCATCTCTTTGCTTGTTCTTCTCTGATTCTTTCAACTACACTTTTTGCGTAATTCATTGTTCTGGTTGCATCCGATTTGCTTGGACCAGATCCCCAAAGCAAATGAGCAACTAAACCTGCCCCTGGATAACCTTTGTCTTCACGATTAGAATTTTGTGGGGCATCTAAATCAACTAAATGTCTAGCGATCCATGCAGCAATGCGAATCCATTTGTCATCAGAAACTTGTCCATCTGCCATAAGTCTTGCTTCACGAATAGTTTTGTCTGTTAATCCACCACCACCTTTGCCGTCAGCATTAAGTTCAAGTCCACGCTTTGCAGCATTTCTCATATATTCTGGGGCATCTTGATTGATTGCTCTTGTGTTATCAAAAGAAAAATCTCTTGTAGATTTTGGGTGACCCTTTGGCAATAGATCGTTGTCTTGAACATAGTTTGGATTTTTTGGTCTGCCATTTCTTAAAAGATGTAGAAAAGCATTGACTCTGGCCATAGCCCAACCACCACGAGTCATTCCTGGCCTAAAAGAACTTGAGTATGCGCCAGCACCTCTTCTGTAAACTGATTTTAATTGTCCAAGACTTGTGCGTGTCCAATCAGGTTTATTTTTGGATGCCATATCTTCATTGTGTTCTTGTACTTTATTTCTTAAACCTGTTGTAGTTTTTTCATCAAAAGTTATTTTTCCACCAGCACCCTTGGCGCTTCCTGGTTTATTTTTATCTGAACCCTTGATTTGTTCTTTTTTAGGGGCAGGTGCTCTTTTTTCTTCATCCATCTGCCAAGCGTTGCAATAATATGCGCCATTCACATAATCATCCCACTTCTCACACCAAGCACGAAGTTCACCATCAGCAAATTCTTTAACATCATCTTCTTTGTAAAAAATACAATTACCA